ACTCCCATAAAAAAACTCCTGCCAATAGAAGATATATTATACCAAAAATCAGCAGGAGTGTCAAGAACTATTTTTAGATGTCGTTTATTTCTTCACCAGTTTTGTGGGCGTCTTCCTCCCTTTCATCTGGTGTAAGTGCTGACTCAGGGCCGATTTTTAGAGTATCCCAGTCCATAAAAGAAGTGAAGGTTCCCATCTTACCACTTCTCATCTTTGTACAGTTAAATGTCATAATAGCATCCTCTGTTTTCCAAGTATCAATTGTGAACGCAGCATCCGCTGCATCGAGAATACCTTTGGCGAAGCGAGCTTCCCCTGTGGCATCTATTTGATACGGGCTATAAACGGGTACTTCATACTCCTGAGCCATTGATTTCAATGCTTTACTTACTTCGATCTGCTCAGTCCAGTCATACTGACCTGCGCGTGACGGAAGATTGGAACGTTTTACTTGGTTAATATAGTCAACAATAACTACACCAACATTCATTGCGCTCTTGATCTTTTTATCTAATTCGGCTCTGATCTTTGATAGAGTAAGAGAAGCATCATAGACTACATCTAGCTGTTGAGTCGGGAGAAGCTCACAGCTAGTCTTTAGCTCGTAGTGTAGACGATCGAAGTCTCTGTGCTCTTTGTACTCTAAGTATTTATCATCGCCCTCTACAAAACGACTTGCCCACCAAGCCGCAACTTTTTCCCATTCAATCATACTAAGATTTCTCTTTCGTATTTTCTCGTGGGAAACTCCAGTAGAGATAGAACAACATCTTTGTAAAATCTCTCGACTATCCATCTCAATAGTGAAATAGATTGCCGACTTTCCAGTTTCGTAAACAGTGTTTGCAATGTTACAGCACGTTATGGATTTCCCTGACCCTCGTTTGCCTCCAACAAGAATCAAATCTCGGGGAGAGAACTTGAACTCTTCGTCAAACGCAGCATTAAGCCCGAGGGGCAGGTACTTGTCCAATTCCTCTTCTGCTGGGAACAGGGAAATACGTTGCATACTTTCCTGCGGCTGTTCTAGCTCTACTTTATCTTCTATGTCTAGAACAATCTGGTGCAGATGGGATACTGACTCTTCCGCATCTTCAAAAGATATGGAGTGGTCAATATAAGTCTCAAGAGAAGAAAGAATCTCTTTCTGAGTAAACTCATTCTTGAGATACTGAAGCAGCATAGAAGGCTCTGCTTCAACTTCCATTGCTTCGATAGCAAGGAGTTTTTCTTGTGTAGCACTATCTCGTATCTCGTACTTTAGTTCTTCGAACGTAGGTACGGAATGGTACTTCTGTGAGTGTCCATCAATGATACTAAAAATAGTGTGATATTCGTTGGGTAAATAATGCTTACGCAGATAACTCCAGGTATCAGCATCCTGAAGCGTAACAATCTGTTTGATTAATGCAGAAGCAATATTCAATTAAGTTCCCCGAATACATAAAAAAAGCAACCGCAACGCACCCGCTACGGTTGCTCAAAAGAAAGTCTACTTAGCTAGCAGCCTTTTCTTTCTTTGCAGCACCGTCATAGTCGGAAGCAGAAATGCCTCGACGAGTCAGCATAGTCTTAACACCGCGAGCAGTCTTGCCGATTGCCTCTGCGATCTCTTCGACAGTCATTCCAGACACATCACCGAGGTCTGCCAAGGGATCTTCCTTAGCTCCACCTTTGGTGTGCTCTTGACGTGGAATAGCGTCGATTTCACCTGAGCGAAGCAGGCTAAGAGCCTTACCACGAACAGAGTTTACAGAACGATCAAGGGCTTCTGCAATAGCTTCGACGAACGCACCGTCGCTTACCATAGCGATAAACGTAGCTTCCTCATCAGGGGAATAGGTACGAACAGTCTCAACCTTAGGAGCAGGCTTGACATGATCGGTTAGTTCCATAGACAAAATCTTGCCCTGGATTGACTTCGCTGAAAAAGCGCCGTCTTCAAAATGCTCAGCAATTTGAGCATAGGTGTACTCACCGCTGTTGTCAGAAACAAAAGCAGCAAGAGTAGCTTCTTGATCTTCGCTAAAAGCACGCGAAGCTCGAGCAGAAGCCAGCTCTACGTCGTAGCCCATCTTTCGCAATTTGCTAGAGACAGAACGAGTAGAAGTTTCGAGGTTGTCTGCTGCTTCTGCAACAGTGTTTTGTGAAACAGGGCTCTCGTCACCGACGAAAGCTGTTAGTTGAGCTGTACGCTCATCAGTCCACTTAGGAAGTGCCATACTTAGTTCTCCAAATAGGATTTTAAATCCGTAATAATTTTTATGCCAGATTCTCTGGCCTGTTTAGTTTTTGACGATTCAATACCGCTTTCATTCACAAGAATCGTTACGTCTTTTGTAAGACTAGACTTTACTTCATAGCCCAGGCTTGACAAAGTTTCGTTAGCGTCAGCTTTCGTTTTGAAACTCTTCAAACGTCCACTAATGCAAACTACTCCTTTAATTTCTACTTTTTCCACAAATGCAAATTTAAAATTAAAAGGTAAGTACCCATCGTAGAAAGTGTAGAACTCATTCATAAGCCAAGACATAAGATTCTCGGTCGCTTTTGGGCCTAATCCGGCACGCATACAAGTGTCTGTATTTATTTCACTAATATTTTTAACAGTCTCAGACAGCTTCTTCGTTGCCGTTTTTCCGATTAATGGAATACCAAAAGCGGGCAACACTAAGTCAAGTGGGGCAGACTTTGAATTGTCTATCTCACTTTTCAACTTGAGTGCAATTTTTTCAGAACTTAAAGCTGAAGTCATATACTCTACGTCGAGAGTGTATACTTCATCGAAGTCTTGAATACCCAGCTTTTCTACAGCCGCAGGGCCTAAGCCCTTAATTTTCAGAGTTTTTGCAAAGTGCTCTATCTTCTTTTGCTTCTGAGCGCCACAAATGGTACTCTTACAATATAGAAGTTGATTCAGCCACTCCAGTTCTGACCCGCAGGACGGGCAGTCTGTAGGAGGCATGATCGCTCGCAGCATTTTGATTCTCCGAAAAAGTAAAATATATTATACGAAAAAGTGAGGTAAAAGTCAAGAACTATTTTTTCAAAGGTCAACACGTCGTAAAATTCGAGGGATAATTTCTCCACTACGAATAACTTCTACAGTGCAACCAATTTCTAGTTCTAAGGAGCGAATGTACTCAATGTTGTGTAGAGTAGCTCGGCCCACAAGAGCGCCTTCCACTTCGACAGGATCAAGTATGGCTACTGGACTGACTACCCCAGATTTACCAACTTGCCACACAACATCGAGCAATTCTGTATACATACCCTCTTTCTGCTCTTTGAGAGCAAAAGCGCCACGAGGATGGTGGGCTGTATGTCCCAGTTTATTGAAAGAATTAGTACAATCTATACGATATACAATACCATCCGTAGGATAGTTACTGTAGTCGAAGGTATCTACTGTGTTAAATCCTTCCTGGGCCAAGAAAGAAAGTGTCTCAGTGTATGTAGAGTGCTGGGCACCCTGCATACCATAGGCCACAAAAGTCAGTGGACGAGTACGAAACTCGGCCAGATCCTTGAGATTAAGTGACCCCGCTGCGACATTTCTCGCATTGGTGACATTCGAGGGGCAAACTACTTCACCAGTAATCTGTACTTCTCCCTTCAAGGGAATAGTACGAGGGACTAGTGTTTCGAGTTTGTCGGTAATCTCTCGGCCAAGATTACCGTCCCCACGAGTCAATCCAAGTGCCAAGTGACCATTTACATATAGTAAAGACACTGCGGCACCGTCTAACTTAGGGCTAACTACATAGTCCGTTAAGTTAGTAGGAGCTTCTGCAAGATTGAAAAACTTCTGTAAAGAGTACATACGATACATATGTGGAACTCCATCAGTTACCTGATAGCCCACTTGATCGTAGTTATACTTTTTTACTAACGCATCAAACTCACTGTCGGAGATTATAGGATACCCCGAGAAGTAAGCAATACTCGCTTTTTCAAGAAATTCACGCATACTATCTCCCAAATTTGAAAAGATATTATACTAAAGTTTTAGGAAATTGTCAAGAACTATTTTAAGTAAAGGTTATCTATCAGGTCCTGGAACTGCTCTTCTATTATCTCTTTGCTTTCCGCCAGAGATAGTATTTCAGTCAGGCCAACAAATAGTTCCCTAGAGTTGTTGAAGTCTAGTGGCATAGCTACTCCTTCTGGTGTAGGCTTCCATTCTTCGTTGAAATCTAAATAGTATTTACGAAGATGCAAATATTCCACACCTCTAAAGGCACTTACAGTGAGCCGTACTTGTACTTCTTTGTCTTCATCGTAATGAATGACTTTTTCATACATTTCAGGGGCTTCATGTAGTAACATATATACTACCTCTCATTCTGTAAAACGGAAGCAAGAGGTATTACACTAGTAACATTCTCTGGTTTTAGTAGACGATAAGAATCAGTATCCCAGCAAAATAATAGCAAAGTGCTATCAGATTCTTTGGCTCTGTTCTTCTTGTCTTGTATATACGGAGTGGAAAAATCCAGGGTACATACATTATACTTTAACTTATTTGAGTTTTCACTCCGATAAGTAATTATTGCGTCACCGCAATCCTTTACAAGGTCTGCTAGATCTTCTTTTTTCACAAGTACTCCTTAGGTAGCAGGTCAGTAAAATTTTTTACTTTGCCGAACTCTAAGGTTCTTTTTCCAGATAGCAGAAAACCACTCTCCGCTAAGAGAGTGGTTTAAGTAAAAATTAATTAGTTACTGGCTACGTTACCAATAACTCCAGTAAAGTATTGAGCGGCTTTACCAGTTAGTTTTGAAACTACGTCTTCGTCTACTTCTTGTCCAGCGTCTGAGAGTGCAGCAATCAAGGCTTCTTGAGCAGCAGCTTTTGATACTCGACCGCCTCCAGTACCGCCAGCAGCTTTAGTAGCTCCACCGGCTGCAGGGGTTTTCTTAACGTATACGCCAGCTTTGGTAAGAATCATACGAACGCCATTTGGAGATTCTTCTAGGTCTTCTGCAATTGCTTTGACAATCTCCATGCTAGTTTCGGGGGTAGGCTCTTGCTCTTCATACATTGATACTGCCTGAGCCTTCTTGTCGTCATCCCATGCCATTCTTCGTTTCCTCTTTGGTTGTTTTGAACCTGGGCAAGTACCCAAGCGGTTAAGTTGTTGTTGATAAAATCGGTCGCCCATTGGTTCCCTCACTTTTGAAATTATATTATACTTCAATATAAGGAAGTTGTCAAGAAATATTTTTATAAACGTGAGAAGTCAACTCCGTATTTTTCTAAATGCTCTAGGGAACCTAGGTCATACGCTAGAGAACTTGCAAAGAATCCTCCAGTCTCAATACCACTAATCCAGAACTCTCTGTCAGTATCGAAAGGCTCTCTTACCCATATTGTATAGCATTTTGCACCATACTTCTTTTCATAGTTTGTATCTTTAAAACCAGCACGTTCTGCTTGGTAGTGTATTGAAAGCTCTTGGCAGATTTCTGCAGGAGCATGATGCCTAGCGGACCATACAATTTGTCCAACTTTGAAATCTTCTGCCACACACTCTTCAGGTAGGTATCCTACTTCAGTCCGTTCTTCTTTAGATACGCCTCGACTAGGGATACCGACTTTTTCCACAAGGGACTTGACAAATCCGGAGGATCTATATAAGGACTTAGCGATGGCTGCAATTGAATCCCCTTGTAGGTAATCTCGAATGACTTCTGCGATTTCCATTTGGCTGGCGCCTTTACCTCTATTTTGAGATTTTCGTAACTGTACATATGCGGTTCTTTCATCATAGTCCTCTATAATCTTAGAGAGTCTCGCTGTATTGTACGAAATATTCAGGATTCCGCAAGCCTCTTTCTTTGTTATAGCTTTCGACCCGTCCAAGGGAGCTAGAAGGTCTTTCACTTTCTGTACGTTCTCGGGGCTTAGGTTCTCGTAGTCTCTCTTCTTGACCATTCTCAATCCTCTCTATTTCTCTGTTAATATACCACACAGCTTTCTTTAAGTCTTCTACTTCATTCTGTTTAAGTCCTGCTCGCCATATATACTTTGTAGCGTTACCCAGGCAGAAGTTCATGTGCTCTGTAATTTGTATACACTCTACTCCGCTTGGGTGTGCTGTATAATGCGGAGGCTTGTTTACACTATCTGTCATTCTTCTTCCTCTTCAAAATTACAGTACCAAGGCCCACTGTCTGGTTCACTATACCACCAATCTTCTTCTAAAGCGTTAGGGCATCGTACAGGATCTCCATTACTATACCCATCTCCTACTAGGTACTCGCCGCACTTTGGGCATACATCATCGCTCATTTCGCTGTGATCCTCTGTTCATAGTCAGCAAGAGACTCATCCCACCAACTGGGAGCTGATCTGTGAGACCAAGCGGCAAAAGTAGCCTTATCGAGATGATAGTAGTCACGATAAGACTGTATAGGGTTTTCATAGTCTTTGAGGATTTCAGGCATCGCAAGTCCAAACGTGGTAAAGCCCACTCGTTCAAAATGCTTTGGTTCGGGTAGTTCGTTGATAACTGTGACTGATTTGTGTTGTTTTCCATATCTATATCTGTATTCTTCTCCAAGTGCGTTTCCATAACAATGAGTCCACTCGAAATTATCGAGTGAGCTTCTCGCCCAAATTGTGCAAGGATGATTGTACATCATCGGCAGGTACGGAGTAACAGTACGCTCTTCAGGTTTAAGAGGCTTCTCTGGAGCTTTGGCTTCATTCAGGATAGCATTCTCTTCTTTGGTAAGAGCGCGAGGAACAAACCCCAGGAGATTGTCTATCCAGATACAAGTACATAGTATCTGTGCAACTTCCAAAGGCATTTTTACAATATGTTTATCGACATGGGCTTCTGCACACTTGTCGAGATTTTCGTCAAGGTAAAATAAATTCATGGTTACTCCGAAAATTTTATATATTATACTAAACTACAAGCTCTTTGTCAAGAGTTATTTTAGCGTCTACACTATGTACAAGTTCATCAGTAGTGTACGTTCGTACCTCTACAGATGAATTATAAACTATTGCCATATGCTCTGCAAAATTTATTGCGCTATCAAACTCACTGAATCTTGTATATTTTTTATATCCATTTTTTTCGAAAGTAACCATGTAATCTTTCATATTAGTTGCAGACTCCTGCATCATCAGAGGCATCGTATCCTGTGTCTCCACAGCCATAAACGCCGTTATTGTTAGTATCACAGGCTCGTTGCCAAGCGACTTGAGTAAACGTTAGACCCTCTGACCAAGGTACATAGGCTTTACACCATTCGTGAGAACCAACGGTCATGTCGTCATCTGTACCGTTATCAATTTCTACATAATCCCGTCGAGTAGTTTCAGGGAATACTTTGAATTGAATAGTCCTTCCGTTGTTATAGTTCTGTTGACGGTATAGCGTATCTTTTGTTACATGAATCTTTTCGCTATCTTCAAGTGTTAAAGTAGAGCCGTCATCATAATTAATTACAGTTCCTGCAGCTACGCAAATGGGCACAATAGCCAACAGACTTAGTAAATACTTCATTCTCTCTCCTAAGGAGACTAAACTTCTTCTAACCTCCGCATGAGCCGTTCGGCTCGGTTCGTAACTTGTCGATACCATAAAGAGTCTCGACCTTCTACTGCTGCCTCTTTCCACTTTCCTTGAGACAGCATATTTTTAAAATTCACAAATTTTGCAAGACGCGTAGCGCCCAGATTAAATGCCATATTTACTACTACTAATTGCACCTCTTCCGGCCAATTGTGCCATTGTCCGTATAATCGTTCGCAGTCCTTAATGGCAGTGACAACATCGTTATCGAAGCACTCCCTGGATCGTTCTGCCGTAATGGGAGTGCCGGTAGGCTTTCCATGCTCTTCATCTTCTGTCGTGACCAAGTGTCCGACACCGAAAGTAGGGTAGCCCAAGTGGTCGTTATAAATTTCAAGAACTTCTCCTTCATCTGCTTTAATTTCTTCATAAAGTTTATCTATATTCAATGTTTACTCCTATAGTCCGCAATTGCGGCTTTAATCGCGTCTTCGGCCAGCACGCTACAATGTATCTTTACAGGCGGGAGTGATAGTTCTTGAGCAATTTGGACATTGCTGATTTCTCCTGCCTCGTCAAGGGACTTTCCTCGAACCCATTCAGTGAGTAGTGATGAAGAAGCAATAGCACTGCCGCATCCGTAAGTCTTGAATTTAGCATCTTCAATAACTCCGTCGGGCGATACTCTGATTTGAAGTTGCATGACATCTCCACATGCTGGAGCACCTGTGAGGCCCGTTCCGACATCTTCATCATTCTTGTCAAGTTTTCCGACATTCCTGGGATTTTCATAATGATCTAGTACCTTATCTGAGTACATTAGCATACTCCAAATTTACTTTGCTGTGATGTGCTTCATCAGCGCGAATACGTTCTATCATATTAGATAGGTTTGCGTCTGCATCTAGACCATAATATTCTATGGCTAGAGTTGGTGCAGGGACATTTTCAATTTGCCCACTTTCTATTAAACTTAAATACTCTGTGTAACTTTTTACTGCTTCCTCCTCAAAATAATGTGTCATCATATGAGCTGTGCGAGGAGAGATTAGATACATTACTAAGTAAAAGTGCCAGAATAAAAATTGTGCCAGTATGATGAGACCCCGCTCCAGCTTGCTGGGTTCTACGATCTCTATAAAAAACATAAGGTGCATACGCTCATTTTCTGCTTCTGCAAGTAGTCTTCGTATGATAGGCCCATAGCCTCTCTTATGTGTTCTTAAACTTTTTAAATGCACTAACATTCCTGCTATCATTCCCGGAACGCCTGCTACTGTCTCTAGAACAACTGCTCTATGCCCGTATCGTTTTGCGAAGAATGTGTCTGCAAAGAAACGAAAGAACTTTGTCATAGACTTTGCAAAGTAGTCAGTCTGTGTCATCGTTAAGTATCTCACTGGCTGTATGAGTCCATACATTTGGTAGAAGCCCGTGTACAAGTAGTATAAATGCTACTTTCCAGGCCCCTAACAAATGCTGGAGGTACGTCTTATTTACCTCCTTAAGATGGTTTTCTGTCGCCATATGCCATTGCTGCCATCATAATTGGTACTATTACCATCCAAAAAATTAAAAAACCATCTGCCACTGTCATTCTGTTACCTTTACACTTAGTATAAAAGTTATACCACCTGCTACAAGAGGCAACATCATTATACAGAAAATTCCAATCAATTCCATAGTATTACCATTCCAATAGCTTATTGAGAGTTCCTTCTTGGACTACTTCTTCAGTATCCTCTGGAGTCTCTCGAATCATTGTATTTATACTGTCTTCATAGTATAAAATTACTGCTTTTTGTTGGTTGATGTATCTTCGTAACTCTGCTACGTTTAGTGACATATTCTCATAGTCTGGTACACTTAAAGCAAAGAATACATTAACACCTGCTTCTTCCTCAAACTTTAACAGAAAGTCGTCGATATTCTCAGGTGTTACAGCATAGAACTTAACCCTATGTAGATTGAGGGGTTTTGGTTGTGGTTGTATCGGAATGTCTTTTACAACATAATCCGTCTTTACAACTACTTCTGGTTCAATACTTGCACAGCCACTACTTAGGGCTATCGGTAATAGTAGGCTGCTTGCCAGAATCGGCTTCGAGCTGATCAAAGATTTTAGCTGTGGCATTATTAACTCTCTTTTCGATAAGACCTGGCTTTTGCAAGGTCAGGGCTGTAAGGTCGTGACGGCGTAATTTAGAAGCTAACTCATCTTGATACTCTTCTGCTTCTTTAGCTCTTTCTTGTAATACTAACATATTTTCTTGAGCTAATTGATAATCACGAGCCATTGAATTGATGGTTTCTTGATTTGTTTCTGCAACCATCATAAGTTTACTATTGTTATCTCGTAGTGTTGCGATAGTGCTTTGGGTATCTTTATAGTACCACAATGCTCCACCACCCATTGAACCTACAAGCATTAAAATAATTAAATACGGCATTTATGTTCCTAAAAACTGCCCAAAGTTTCCTTCGGGCAGGGACTAGTCATACTAGGGATGC